TTCAGCTTGCGCGGCAGTAAACGATCCGTTGAATTGACGAATAGCATCGTGAGTTTGCTGAAACGCATACTTGCGGAGATTGTTACCGGCGGCATCTCTAGCGAACTCGGTGTGCAACCTTCCGATAGCTTCATCAACTTGCGCGGCATAATCAGGGTTGTCTCGGTTTTCACGGATGAAGTCAACGAGCCGTTGCGCTTCTTCAGAATCAGAACGCGCATAAACACCGTTGATGGCTTGTTTCATTTCTCGCACCGTATCGGACATTGGGCGACCAGTAAGCGAATTCATATAAAGACCGTTAGAAAGCACTTCGACATACCTTTGCGCAATGTCCTCATAACCTGAGAAGGCGACCCGCTTTAACTGATTAACAGTTTCAGCGTCTTGCGGTGTCCAACCTTCTTTCGCTCCGAGCTTCTGCAACAATGAAACGACATTCCGCGCCGGTACTTCATACTCGTCAACGCTGTCATGCGCCCACGTTAGAAACACGCCTCGAATCGCCGCTTCAATCGCCGCTCGTTTCTTGATAGCTTCTTGCGGTGATAACGGTTTATTGCCGACAATGTTTTCAAGCTGTCGCTCTAGTTCTTCAAGTACCGATTCAAGATTAGTGCTGTGCTGTTTATCTAATCCTTCAATCAGGCGGTCGTGCGCTTTCGAAAGACTCTAGGTCAGCGTGATAGTCGCGAAGGTCGAATGAGTCTGCGTAATCAATAACGCCATCCCATTCTCGATTCTGCCAAGCACACCAGAACGCCCAAAGTTGTTCTTCGGCAAGTTCAAGCAAGTCAGCCTTTTCCGAAAGCTTTGAATTAAGCATTTGGAATTCGGTCTGTAACGCAACGCCACTCTTTGCCGCTTTCTCGGTGGCTCGGACTGCGCCAAGATGCGTAACACGGTCAACCGCTTTAACCTTATCTTCAATGCTTGCGCGTATGCCATCAAGGTTACTGCTGTTTGGTTGTAGCAAGTACGGCTTCAGTCCCGCGTCCAGATCATCAGGCATTTGAATAACGGAACCCGCACCCGCGCTTGCTTCGGTTGAATCTGTCTTGGCAAGACTCGGATGATTAGCGATACGAATCAACTGTTCGATTTCTGACAGCTCGTTGTAGATTGCTCGTTGAATATCGGCAACGTCTGAAATGTCCGAGTTACCTACACCGCGAACAGAAGATCGTTGCGCGTAAACACAAACGGCGGGAATCACGCCGAGCGGGTTATCCATTCGCTCAAGTAGCTTTGGTTCCTTTTCGCTTTCCGCTTCCCATAGCTCAATCGTTTCGGGTGTCCATACGCGGAACCGCCTTTTCGTTTCTGTTTTAAAAATCTTGCGATCACCTGATTCACGAACCTTGAGATATGAAAGGTGATACGCACCAGACGGATTGCGTTCGTATGCCCAATCGAAAACATTCTCGGGAGTAATCAAAGTTAGATAGGGGCGAATATCGGCGGCAAGCTCTTCGGCTCGGGTTGCCGCTTCAATGCTTGGTTTGTCTAACAGCAACCAACAGTGACCGTAAACGCTCGACCAAATAGTTGCCTCGCGCATGATTGCGTTAAACGATCTGCCATCGTGGTCAGCGTCTACCAAGAACGGTTGCAACGCGGGATCCGATTCAATCGAACCGAAATCGCGTGTCGGGTTATCACGCCAAAGGAATGACGAATAAATATGGATTACGTTTTTTGCCTGATTATCGAGCGGTGTTTGATTTAACCGTTCTTCGTAATCTTGCTCTGACTCAAGCTTGTATTTCGTTAAATATTCACCCTTTCTATAATCGTCTCCACCGATATAAGATCGCAATAGGAATTCCCATCGCATTGAATAATGATCGTAGTTAGCACCGGTTTGAGAGATATGTTCGTTTGCCATTTAACTCCACCGTTGAGGTCGTCTTGGTTCTATGTTTCGACGCAACGGAAGCTCTCCCATTACGAGATAGCCGATTGCGTCTGCGATATGATCCAACCCGCTTGACTTGTCAGGTTGGTGCGATCCGTCTATGTACGTCAGTCCATCCAAAGATCGGATCACGTTTTTACAGCGAGGATGAATAAATAATCTGCGTTTGTTATCGGCTGTTTTTAATGCCGCTTGAACAGTGTTGATTCTATCAATGACTGGGTGTGCATTACGAGGTGCGCGGACTTCAAAACCCGCGTTTCCAAGTATCGCAAAGTCAGTACGACCAACCGGCGCGGAAGTCTTACGAGCGCGTCCAGATGGGTCAGGATAAACAGTGATAGTTCTGTGCGGATAACGCTCTTTTAATTCTTCGGTCATCAGCTCGGTGTTGCTATCTTTCATTAAGATTTCATCAATCACATGAAGCTGATCGGCAACGCGAACAGATATTACTGCGGTCATTGGGTCGACGTTGAAATCCATTCCGACCAGTAACGAACCGCCATTATCAGAAACGTCTGCAACGCTTTCGGCACTATTAAAGTTCGAATAGACCCTACCCGCTAATGCCTCGAAGGTCGCAAGGAATTCCTGTTTAAATTCGCGTTCGCCCATGTCACGCATCGCGACTTCGATTTCATCGGATGACACGCGGAGTCCGTCAGCCGTTGTAAATTGCCAAGCCTCCCATCCATCCGTTGATTGCGCATAACGATAGAGATCGTAGAAGTGGTTGTACCCTTTGGGCGTTCCGATCCATAGCGCGTGACCTTGCCTATCTGCCAACATTGGCCGAAGGACTTCTGCCCAAGCATCGGGGTGCATATCAGCGAATTCATCCATGACCAAGAAATCAAGACCAACACCGCGTAAACTGTCATAGTTATCTGCGCCCCTAAGTGCGGCGGTCGATCCATTAATTAACTCCAGACTTAAATCAGATTCGTTTGAGCTAGCAATAACGCTTGCGGGAGTCATTCGTTTAAGCTCCTTCCATGCAATTTGTTTTGCCTGACGATATGTCGGGGCAACGTACCAAGCTGTTTGGTTGTCATTCGCGCAAGCATTTAGTAATTCAGTGAGGGCGAGATAGGTCTTTCCGAACCGCCGACCCGCTACCAATACCCGAAACCTTGCTCGACTCTGATGAACTTCCCATTGCTTCTGCGTCAGAATGTGTTTCCGTTCCTTCATCGCGTGTAATTACCAATCGTTCGATCTGGTGTTGTTCGATCTGTTGTTTATCGCTTTGTCCGAGTCGGTTTTTACCGAGCCAAATTTGCATCGTCGCGTTGCCTTCTTCTGCGGTTTTCCATTGCATCCGTCTAAGTGAAGCGTTGCCTGATTGCTTGCCTTGTTCTACTGCTTCCGCTATCTCGGGGTCTTGTTTCTTGTGTCGTTTCCAAGTGGCGTAATTGATTCCTAAGACAGAAGCGATTTCGGGCTCCGTACAGCTTAATCCCGCCAAAGTCCTAACTTGATCTAAGTTAATTTCAGCGCGTGGTCTGCCGCCTTTGTTTTTTGTCTCATTCATGGCGCAAAACCTACCTTTCTTAATTCCATTCCGTAGTTATTTACGCCAGATTCAATATCAATATTTGGTTTTCTTTGCAGTTTGTTTTTCCGAAAAGGTTTGTAATCAACATGATGATGACAACGCCCGAATCGCCATGCCAAGCGCGAAACATCTGGGTGCATCTCTACAAGCATTATTGATTTGTTATAAGTTCCTTCTTTCGCATAAAAATCCTCGTCATTCCCACCTTTGATAGTTTGAGTCGGCATTTTTTGTTGCAAGAAAGCATTGAACTGAACAGTTACCCATCTGTCTTTCAGCATCCGTAAAGACAAATCTGTATCTTCGTTATATCGCCCTCTCCATCGGTACGGCATATCATTTCGAATGAGATTGCACGAATAAATACGAGTGTTTAAAACAAACGGCGGTAGCTTTTTTTTACGAGGCGCAAACATATAGTACTGTGGTCCCGCCATAGCAATATTTGTATATCGGTTTACGAAGTCCTCCATCGCTTTAAATATCGCGCCAGTATTTGCTTGAATTTTTAAATTACGGTTTAAACGGCAAAAATTTTTGATGTTGTCATCCATTACCCAATGCCACTCGAAACCTTGTGCAATAGAATGATCCCAAGCAAAGTTTCTTGCCGCGCCGGGTCCTTTGCTTTTCGAATCTCCAAGATTGTCAAACGTGTCATATGTACGCTGATATTCGGGATCCAGAATTAATATATTTTTTGGGTCGATTACAGATGAGTAATCGTCATATTCAAATTCTTCTATAACGATGTAATAAGGAACTTTCATGCGCTCCAATGACTTAACGGTCATTCGGCTATCCGAACGCCTTTTCGATACGATATAGAGTGGGTATTGTGGGTTCATCGATACTCTTTCGATTTCGCATCTTCTTTTTCGACAGGAGGAAACCAGAGATATTTAGTGCGATCTCCAATCGCTTGACCGATTAACTGTGAAAAGTCGTTTACATCTTGAGCTTTTAAAAAATGAACCACCAAAGATTTATAAGCGACGTTTTCAGATTCGTATTCAGGCATCCCTTGCCATTCGGCAGAATGATCTTCTATAACCTCTGGATCAATTAGCAATGATGCAAGTTCAATATTGTTGAATCCGGTTAGCTCTATGTCGAATCCAATATCATCAAGATCGCGAAGCTCAATTCCGAGCATTTTCATATTCCAAGAAGCGTATTCATTTGTTCGGTTATCTGCCAAACGATAAGCTCTTGCTTGCTCGTCTGTTAGTTTGTCAGCCACATGAATTGGCACCTCATTTAAACCAAGACTTTTTGCCGCTAGTAATCTGGTATGCCCAACGATAATGACCATGTTTTCATCTACGACAATCGGCTGTCGCCATCCGAATTCGTCTATCGATCGAGCAACCTTTTCTATTGCTTCCTCGTTGTTCCGCGGGTTATTTGCATACGGAACAATTGATTCAATCAATACGGTTTCAACCTTCATCTTTTCCCCTTATAAATTCGTTCATAGGTTTCTCTGTTTGCCGGTACTGGATCATTCTCTTTCGGTGGCTCTTGTTCTTTGCCGGTGTAGACGTATTTGCCAAACGCATCGCAAGCCAAATAAAAATTCCCGCACACTTCCCAGAGTGGGCAAGGTTTTTCGCAAGGTGATGGCGGTATTTCAATGAATAGCCTAGTTGTCGGCACCGCCAAGACCTCGACAACTGATTTCCTCGCGAACGACCTCGCACCAATCAAGCAAATCGATCTCGATAAGAAAGTGATGGTGGGCGCAACCAATATCCCGCGCAAAGCACCGGACACGCCACGGACGATAATCCAGTTTGTAAATCAGAACCGGCTTCTCATTTATGACGCTTGCTTGGTTTGCTGATTGCGTCCACCAATCGTTTGACCATTTTTTTGCGCGTTTAACTTCAATCGCCCATCCTTCTACGCCCAAAAGATCAGTTCGGCATTTACCTCCTGCCGCTTGCATTTGCCAGTTTCTAGTAATGTCGATGTTCAGTCAGCCGTTGAACCGCCGATCTCGACACAACCAAGCATTAAGTGAAGGCAAACAATTATCAGACAACCCCACCCGATAAATTGAAACCAAAACCATCGTCGTTTTGAATCCCATTCGTTACGAGCTTCCGATATAGAAACTCGTTCAGCTTCAGTCAATCGATTCATATTTTTCAGCCTCTAATGAAATTGATGCGGAATAAGTTGTTTCACCAAAATCCGCGAAGGTGTGAACACTGCAACCAGTCAAGGCAATCACCATAAAAGCGATAAACGCTAAAATGATGAACTCCCAACTAAACAGTCTCGAAATTGATGCGATCATTAACTTCCTCCAATAGCTCTGTTTCAGTTCCGTAGCGTTCACGGAATTGTTTCGGGTGCGAGTGGACGCCGAAGAATGGGGGCTGTCCGAGTCGATGATGGGTTGGGCAAAGCGGGATTGTCTGGTCATCTGGGGCGCGTTGCCCCATGCCGTAACCCGAGCGAATGTGATGTATTTCTGGCGGTGTGTTGTCATAACCTTCCTTTA